CTCGCATCAGGTTCCTTTACGGATATAACAGGTTTTTCGGCAACCATCACACCATCATCCGCCAGTAACAAAGTTTTAGTAATGGTAAGTATGGGTGGTGTAGTTGACGTAAATGCTGGTAGCGTCAGCGCGAAACTTATCAGGGATACGACAGACTTGGCGTTGGGTGATGCTGCTGGTGGGTATATTCAGACTACTTTCGGTGGTTATGAGGCTGGACTCAACCAGATAACTTATCCGATTACGTACCTTGATAGTCCGGCTACTACCTCAGCGACTACATACAAAATCGCAATCAAAGTGAGTGTGCATCCTGGTGGTGGCAGTATGACTTTCATTCTTAATCAAGGTGGGCTGAGTTCCGGTGGAGTGACTTATGGGGACCTTTCAAGAGGGTCATCCACGATTACTCTGATGGAGGTGGCTGGCTAATGTCCACCATGCGTTTCGATGACTGGCAGAACAGTGACGGTGTTCCTGTTACTGATAAGGACACGGCTCAAACAGATTTCGGAGGGTAGCTGATGGCTAGTGTTGCGAGGTTTGATACTTGGCAGGCTGCTGATGGGACGAATGTTGCCCGTTTCAGTGGTGGTGAGTTGCAGGTGTGGGATGGGGCCGCTTGGGGTCCGGCTGGTGGGGCTGCGTTTGAATACCTTGTTGTTGCTGGTGGTGGCGGTGGCGGCACGGGGCTTAACGTAACGGGTCGAGCAGCGGGTAGCGGAGGAGGCGCTGGCGGATACCGCTGTAACGTGACGGGTGAAAACAGCGGCGGAGGATTGAGCGCAGAATTCGCTTTATCGCTGCAATCCGGTTCGTACACGGTGACTGTTGGGGCGGGTGGCGCGGCGTCGCCATCTGAGAATAATGTTGGAACGCAAGGCTCGGACTCGGTTTTTGCGAGCGTCATAGCTTATGGCGGCGGTAAAGGTATGAACTCCAACGCTTCGGGAGTTGGTGGTGGGTCCGGTTCGGGCGCTGGCGCAAACGGCGGCGTAAACGGCGGGTTAGGTTTGTCTGGTCAAGGTTCCAACGGAGGCGGTGGCGCTTCGTCTGGTGGTGGCGGTGGCGGTGGTGCAAGTTCCGCAGGTGATACTGCTACAACCGATAACGGTGGTGACGGAGGCGCAGGCGTTTCTTCGAGCATTACAGGTTCGTCTGTTGGTCGAGGCGGAGGCGGAGGCGGTGGGTCTAACGGGGGTAGCGCTGGCGGTGTTGGCACGGATGGCGGTGCTAGTGGGGGTAATCAGTTCACCAATGCCACAACCGCAACTGCAAACACCGGCGGAGGCGGTGGGGGTGGACGGCTCTCAGGCGCTAGTGCCGGTGCGTCTGGTGTCGTTGTTTTGAAATACCCGGACACGATTACTTTGACCGTTGGTGGAGGTTTGACATCTTCCACGACTAGCTCTGGTGGTTACAAAATCACAACCTTTACGGCGGGAACGGATACGGTGAGTTTCTAATGGCACATTACGCTTTTCTTGACGAGAACAACATTGTTACTGAGGTAATTACGGGTCGTGACGAGGATGACCTTGCAGAGGGTGTGACTTCCTGGGAGGGCTATTACGGTGCAATTAGGGGTCAGCGTTGTGTGAGGACTTCTTACAACAACAACATCCGTAAGAACTATGCAGGCATCGGCTACACCTACGATGAGGCGCGTGACGCGTTCATTCCGCCTAAGCCTTTCGAGTCTTGGGGTCTCAATGAGGACACCTGCCTATGGGAAGCACCCGTCGAGCGCCCTGAGGGTGACTGGGTTTGGGATGAGCAAGCTGGTGCTTGGGTAGAAACAGAATCATAAGATAGGATACACATATGGCCGCACTAGACTTCCCCGCATCACCCAGCGACGGTGACATCTACGAAAATTACGTATACAATGGCACCATAGGAGCCTGGGTGCTCGCAGCATCCTCCGGCAACGTCGTAGTATCCGGTGGCGGAGGATTCGACACCACATTTCTACTTATGGGAGCGTAATTAATGGCTAACGCATATAAAGTTTTGGCACAGTCTGCGCCTTTGGCTACGACTGCTACTGACGTGTACACGGTGCCTTCGTCTACGGAGACGATTGTGTCGACGATTATTATTGCTAACCGTGCTGCTACAGCTGGTACTTTCCGCCTGTCGGTGCGTCCTAATGGGGCTGCTCAGGCTGACCAGCATTATATTGCGTATGATGTTCCGGTTGCGGCTAATGATAGTACGACGTTGACTTTGGGTATTACGTTGGATGCTTCGGATGTTGTGACGGCGTATTGTTCGAGTGCTGACATGTCTGTGAATGTGTTTGGTACTGAGATTACGGCGTAGGGGGTAGCAACTAATGGCTGTTACTTCTATGTCCCAAAGTTCCGTGGGGACCTTCATCAAGTATCGGACTATGGGCGCGAAGGCTACGGGTGGACCGTTTGCGGCGCAGTATGTTCTTGTCGCTGGCGGGGGTTCAGGTGGTGGTTACTACGGTGGTGGCGGTGGCGCTGGGGGTTACCTGTCTGGGGTTGAATCCTTTACGAAAGGCAGTATATATACCGTAACGGTTGGCGCTGGCGGTCCAGTCGGAACGGGTACTACTAACGCCGCGAATGGTAGCGATTCGGTGTTTGGGAGTAACACGGCAATCGGTGGGGGTTCTGGTGCGCCACCTCAGTTAGGTGGGCCGTCTGCGGGAACTGGTGGTTCTGGTGGTGGTGGTCATTATGGCGCACCCTCTGGGGCGTCAGGTACGGCTGGTCAGGGAAACTCTGGCGGAAACGGATACACCTCCGCCCAGTTGAACGCTGGTGGTGGTGGGGGTGCCGGTTCGGCTGGACAGACACCAGCAAACAATAACTCGAACGGTGGTAATGGTGGGTCTGGTATGTCGTCTTCCATCACTGGTTCTTCTGTGGCTCGCGCTGGTGGGGGCGGTGGGGCAACCGCGAACACAACACCAGGGGTGGGTCAGGCTGGTGGAGGTAACGGTGGAAAAAACAGCGTGAACGGATACAGCGCAACAGTCAATTCTGGTTCGGGCGGTGGTGGAACCGGAAACGCACCGGCTTATCAAGGTGGTGGTGGTTCAGGTATATGTATCGTCAGAGTAGATTCTTCAGCACCATTACTGATTAGCGCCGGACTTACTTATTCAACCGCAACCATTGGAAGCGACACTGTGTATTCATTCACTTCTGGTTCTGGAACTTTGAGGGTTATCTAATGGCACACTACGCGCTTATTGACGAAAACAATGTTGTAGTCCAGGTCATTACTGGTCGCAATGAAAATGAGACAGTAGATGGTATTTCCGACTGGGAAGCACACTACTCCGAACAAACAGGCTTGAGGGCACTCCGCACCTCATATAACACAAGCGGCGGGGTTCACTATGACCCTGAAACACGACAGCCCAGCGCCGACCAGTCGAAGGCGCTTCGTTACAACTATGCCGCACCTGGCTTTACTTACGATGAAGCCAATGACGCTTTCGTTCCAGTAAAACTTTTCGATTCTTGGATTCTCAATCAGGAAAAAATGGCCTACGAACCGCCGACACCCATGCCGGAAGATGGGCAACCCTACGGGTGGAATGAAGCGACTGAAGCCTGGGAAGTAATCGGCGCTTAGTTATATTCTTTGCGTTTCCAAAACATTGAACGGTAAGCGTGCCGGAATGTGCTGGTTGCCAGATTCAATGACTTCCGAATCCGGTCAGTTTCACCATAAGCAATCTCTGAATCCCACCCTTCACGCTTGAATGGGATGACCTGAACGAACGGTGTACCGGCTGGCACTGTGCCGGTGAAACCTTCGCGCACCATAAACGGAAAATTGACATTGTGTAGGAATGTGTCCGTTTCGACCACACCGCTGAACGGTATCAGTGCCGGATTGTCCTCATTGAGTGGGGCAGTGAACAAGCAAGAATAACCGGCAGGTGTTTCAATCCCCCAAGGGTTCAAAAGTTTCGGCATCCCATCATTACCCCTGGAGTGGGTGGCGAACTGCCATTCTGGGTGTATCTCAATCCCTAAACCGTTGGGCCAGCGATAGAACAAGGACCCGTCAATGTGTTCCTCAATGTGAATGTCGTGTGGCAACGGGATAACATACCCAGCCATGACCGCATCCATCACGGGCACACACTTCCGAGCTGTGGTGTTAGACTTGACCTTGTAATTGTCTGGGTCACTCTGAACTTGATGGGTTCCGTCACGATACGGGCTGAGATTCTTCAACCATTCTGGGATTGCCTGCTTTGCTGGGAACGGCGCGTAGTTCTCGTGAATTGAGTCTGTCGTGTCTGTGAACTTGATTGTAGGCATTTCCGTCCTTTCAAATAGTAAGCTAAACTATACAGCATGAAATTATTTAACCCGGCACCAGGCCGCCCCATTACCTCGCCGTATGGCCCACGTAGGCACCCCATCACAGGTGAACTCGGCAAAATGCATCACGGTGTCGACTTCGGAGGCACCTTTGATGTGATTTGTGTCGCAGACGGTATTGTCGACCACGTAGGCTACTCCGCGACAGGTGGAGGACACGTTGTCATCATCAAACACGCCCCCAACCTGTACAGCGTCTACTACCACGGTAGAGAACGTACCACCTGGAACAAAGGTGACCGCATAGCTGCTGGGGCAAAGGTTTACGTTAGTGGCTCAACTGGTGCCAGCACAGGCCCCCACCTCCACTTTGAACTGCGCAAATCACGCAAATGGGGAGACACGCAGGACCCTCAAGCGTTCATTGACCGTGAAATTACTGTCGACACCAAACCCAGTGTGCTGAAAGTTGACGGCAAACTTGGCAAGCACACGTGGCGTAAGTTCCAGGAAGTGCTCAAACGCGACTGGGGATACGAAGGCATTGTCGATGGCAAGCCAGGACCTATGACTTACAGGGCAATTCAGCGGTCTGCTGGAGCCAAAGTGGACGGTATTTTTGGCCCAGAGACCCGCAAACTAGTTCAGAAACGTCTAAAAGGTAGTGATTTTTACCTTGGTGAGTTGGACGGTATTTGGGGGCGCGGTACAATTACTGCGTTACAAAGAGCACTAAATCAAAATCATTATTAGGAGTTATGATGACTGAGTACCTAACCTATTCCGCAGAACGCGCCATTAAGACCGTGGCACAGACTGCTGTGGCAGTTATTACTGCTTCGCAGGTTGCGGGCATCATTGAGGTGTCGTGGCTTGACGTGGTGAGCGTTTCAGCGCTTGCTGGTGTTGTGTCTTTGCTGACTTCTGTTGCTAACTATAAAGGTAAAGCAATAGACGGTAAGTAAATGAAAAAGGCCCCCGAGGGGGCCTTTTTTACTGGCAGCTATCGCAATGCAGTGCTTCCATTGGGTCTACGGGACACGCTACTCCGCCAACAAACTCGACATTATCCATGAAATGTGCTCCAATCTACGCTAAACTATCCCAGACTCTTTATTAGGACAGGACTTATGAAAATACTTTTCCTTGACCTTGAAACATCGCCTAACTTGGCTTACGTGTGGGGCCTATGGAATCAGAACATTTCAGTGAACCAAATGGTTAACTCAACTGAAGTTATCTGTTTTGGTGCCCGCTGGCATGGACAGCGGAAAGTCCATTTTAGCTCGGTTCACCACGATGGCAAAACTAAGATGCTTAAAGCTATACACGAGCTTTTAGATGAGGCCGATGCTGTGGTTGGCTGGAATTCTGCGGCTTTTGATGTCAAACATTTGCACAGGGAATTTATAGAAAACGACATGTTGCCTCCGTCGCCCCATAAAGATATTGACTTGATGAGGGTTGCAAAGCAGAAGTTTAAATTTCCGTCTAACAAGCTTGATTATGTGTCTCAGAAACTTGGTGTGGGTCAGAAAGTTAAGCACAGCGGGTTTGAGTTGTGGATTAAATGCATGGCTGGTGACGACAAGGCTTGGGCTGAGATGAAGAAATACCAGCTGCAGGACGTGAACCTGTTGGTTGATTTGTACGAAAAGTTTAAACCGTGGATTAAAAACCACCCAAATCGCGCAGTTATTGATGATGTGCCGGATGGTTGTATTGTGTGCGGTTCGACACATTTGCAGTATCGCGGGTATGAAACAACATCAACTGCCAAGTATCGTCGCGTAAAGTGTATGGATTGTGGCAAGTGGATGCGTGGCGGTAAAAGCGAGTCCACGAGTACAATGAGAAGTATTTAGGAGGCACTATGTCTATGCTGTCGAGTGACGACCTGCCTGGTTTTGAGAGTGACGAAAACCCTAAACCTCCTGGGCAGGTTGTTGAGGATTTTCACGAGAACAGTGACGTGGATTCGCGTGCTGAGGCGCAGCATCACACTTTAGGTCCAAGCCCTAACCAGGCATCCCCTGGCGACCATGTGCATGATGGCGGTGACTCTGCCCTAATTTTAGAGGGTTTAGATGTTTCTGGTTCGCGAGCGACGGATGCGTGGAGGCAATCGGTTAACGCTTTGTTGGTGCGTCTTGGCGCTACCGATAATTCGACACCGTAATGGCATCAAAACAAAGGCAACCGACAGCTGCAGAGTTGCTGCAGTTAACTATTTCTGAGCTTGACCAGAGTATTCACCAGCCGAATATTTTAAACTATGGTGAGAAGGATTATCCTGAGCAGCTTAGGTTTCATAAATCTTCGGCTCGTGGCCGTTTTATTTCTGGAGGTAACCGTGGAGGAAAAACCGACGCTGAAGTCGTTGAGTCTATCTGGTGGGCTACAAATACTCATCCATATCTTAAGCGCCCCGCTTCGTGGGGGTCTGGACCTGTTCAGCTTAGGTTTGTCGTTGTAGACGTTGCTAAGGGTATTGAGCAGATTATTCTGCCCAAGATGAAGCGTTGGATTCCTAAATCGTATTTGAAGGATGGTAGTTGGGACCGTAGCTGGGATGGTACTAACTATATTTTGACGTTTGATAACGGGTCGACGATTGATTTTGTGACGTGGGGTATGGACATGATGAAGCTGGGTGGTGTGCCTCGTCACGGTATTTTCTTTGATGAGGAGCCGCCACAGCACATTTTTAACGAGTCGATGATGCGTTTGATTGACTACAACGGTTTTTGGGTTATTGCGGCGACACCGACTAAGGGTATGGGTTGGACGTTTGATTTGTTGTGGGAGCCTGCGAAGGAAGGCAACGTGGAGTGGATTGATACGTTTACCCTGTCGGCTGAGCAGAACCCGTATATTCAGGCGGAGTCTGATGACATGGATTTTTACATGCTGGGTATGAATAAGGAGGAGCGTGATATTCGTGAGAAGGGTGAGTTTGTTGCTCGTAGTGGTTTGGTGTTTCCTGATTTTAGCCAAAATATTGAACAGTACCTTATAGATTTTGGTCCTGGTGATGTGCCTAAGGATTGGGCTATTTACGCTTCTGTCGACCACGGTTTGAATAACCCGACGGCGTGGTTGTGGCACGCTGTTGCGCCGACAGGTGAGATTGTGACGTTTGCGGAGCATTACCAGTCAAACATGATTGTGTCGGAACACGCGAAGGTTGTGAAGAGTCGTGAGGAGTCTTGGGGGCGTAACCCTGAGAATGTGGAGCGTATGGGTGACCCTGCGATGCGTCAACGGTCTGGTATTACGGGTACCAGCATTATTCAGGAGTATGCGTTGAATGGCGTGTATGTGAACGTTGAGGGTATCCCGCACGATGTAATGGTGGGTATTGAGAAGATGCAGGCGTATATGCGTCGTCGACCTAAGACTCGGTGGGGTGCGGACCGGCCTACGTGGGTGATTTCTAAGAATTGTCCGAATTTGATTCGTGAATTGAAGAAGTTACGGTGGGCGACTTATAGTTCGGACAAGATGGCGTATGAGATGAATAAGCAAGAAGTTGTGCACAAAAAGGACGACCACGCTTTTGACTCTGCCCGCTATTTTGCTACGACACGCCCCGATTTGAAGCCTATTCCTGAGCAAACGGATGCGAACGCACCACCAGTTACGCTAAGATACGAAGAGTTGCTTTTGAAAATGCGTGAAGACCCTACTGTCGAATTCGCAGAAGATAGAGCATCCGCACAGGACGGCAATGTCGTCATAAACGATTATGGAGGATACTACTGATGAGTAGGTTTTTTCTTGTAGACGCGCCAGCGCTTGACCCTGGTGTGTGCTGGATTACTAAAACAAGTAAAGGCCCGTTTATTGATACGGGTGTAGACCTCAGCAAAACAGTAATTGACCGTGGACGGATTTACCTGTCGGTAGATGTAATCCGTGAAATGGCTCAGCTTGCTGGTTTGTTTGAAGAAGGCGAGCCTAAAACCGCTGGGCTGAAGAAGAAGCGGTGGTACGAAGAAGGTTACAACGCAGCTGTTAAGGAGCTACAAAACGATGTTGTCAATAATTTTGTTGAGCGTGTTATCAGCAATTCTGCTCTCACTGCTGGTGCTGCAATATCTCCAACACCAGAAAGCAGTGGACAAACTATTGCAGAACCAGGCACAATTGATGAAGGAACAACTGGAGACACAGCACAAGTCAATACAGACTCTAGCGAATCTGAGCGAAAAAGCGCAGGCACTAGTCGCTTCAAGCGACTCTCTCGCGTACCAGCAGATTCAAGCGATGAGTCAACCTATCGACTATAGTAGTTACCAGGATTACGACCCCTCAGATGAGGCGGAAGTCGATAGAATATCCGAAAGAAACCCCAACCTCGCCGCTGGAGAAGACATAGATGCCCGAGATGCCAGACAGTTATTCGTCGAACTCACTGGAGTTGACCCAGAGTTCTACGGTAATTAAGCTCCCCGAGGACGGGTTAAACCTAGAGAAGTTCCGTAAAACTAAGGAAGCACAGCAACTTGTTGCCTGGGTGCAGTCGGAGTGGCAGAAAGCTAAGACGGCTCGCACCCAGAAGCAGTTGCAGTGGTTTAACAACATGTCCATGTTTTATGGGCACCAGTGGTTAGAGCAAACTCGTGGCACGTTCCCTGAGGATTACAGGGACAAACTGTTTACGCCTCGTAAGCCTTACTATCACCAGCGTAAAACGATTAACCGTATTCGTTCTTATGTGCGTTGGGAAATGTCTAAGATGCTGTCGTCTTTCCCGACAGCTCAGGCTATTCCGGCATCTAGCGAGGACGACGACCAAAGGGCTGCATTTGCTGCTGAGCAGGCGTGGACGTCTATTAGCGAAGCTAAGAAACTGCGGACGCACATGTCGCGTGCTGTGTGGTGGACCATTATTACGGGTAATGGGTTTGTTAAGACTGCGTGGGACCCGTATTGCAAGGACCGTGTTTCTGGTGAGATGGGTGACATTAAGTTTGGTCACGTAACCCCGTTCCACCTTTTTGTGCCGGATGTTCGTGAGCAGGACATTGAAGACCAGCCGTTTATCATTAACGCTTATACGAAACCTATTGAATGGGCTTATTACTATTTTGCTGACGAACTGCAGGGCATTAAGCTGAAGCCCAGCACCTCAAGCGCAAACCAGATTATTGATGAGGCTTACCTTAACCTGGGCCACTCTCGCACACCCGACAGCGTTATTGTGTACGAAACTTGGGTGAAGCCTGGCGCACATAAGTTGTTGCCTCAAGGTGGCGTAATCATTAGCATCGACGACATTTTGATTAACGTTTACAAAGATGGTTTTCCGTACGACCACGGCATGTACCCGTTCACAAAGTTTGAGCACATTCCTACGTCAACGTTCTACGCTGACAGCCCAATTGTGGACCTGTCGCAGCTGCAAAAAGAATACAACGGGTTGCGTTCTGAGATTGCTGAAGCTGGTCGCCGCATGGCTAAGCCTCAGCTGATTGCGCCGATGGGTTCTATTGTTCCATCTAAGCTGACAAACGAGCCTGGTCTGGTTATTCAGTACAAGCCTGGTATGGCACCTCCCCAGCCTTTGCCCCTGTCGCCGCTGCCCCAGTATTACCTGGACCAGCAGGACCGCGTGTTGAATGACTGGATTGATATTTCTGGTGAGCGTGAGGTGTCGCGTGGTGACACGCCTCCCGGCGTGACTTCTGGTACCGCAATCAGCTACCTGCAGGAAGCATCTAACCAGTACCTGACGCCACAGTTCCAAAGCATTGAGGCGGGTATTGAAAAGATTGCTACGCAAACGGTTGAGCTGTTTGTGCAGTATGTTGACTTGCCTCGTAAGATTCGCACTGTCGGTGCGGATGGTGCGTTTGACACAATGCTGTTGCAAGGTGCCGACATTGCGTCAGGTACCGATATTCGTATCGAGCCTGGCTCTAGTTTTGCTAAATCTAAGGCTGCTCAGGAAGCTCGTGTGATGGACATGTTTGCTGTGGGTATTATTGACCAGCCGACAGCCGCTCGTCTGCTTGAGGTTGGTGGTGTGCAGAAGATTATGGACACTATGAACGTGGCAGAGCGTAAGGCTCAGCGTGAGAACATCAAGATGAAGATGTTGACTGAGATGGATGTTGAAGCTAAGCGTATGGAGGTTATGCAGGAAATCATGGCTAGCCTGCCTCCTGAGGCTATGCAGGACCCCAACATTATGGCTGAGATTGAGAACATGCCTGCACCGCCCGTGATTCCTGTCGACGACTTTGATTTGCACGAAGTTCACATTGAAACGCACAACAAGTTCCGTATGTCGCAAGAGTACGAAACTTTGCCGGATGCTATTAAAGACCAGTTTGCTCAGCACGTTGCTGCGCATGAAGAGGTTTTGCGTCAACGTATGATGGCCCAGATGATGGCCGGACAGCCGCCTGTTGAAGGCGGTCAGGCTGGTCCTCAAACGGGCCCAGGTGCTATGATGGCTCCTAATGGGGCTGTACCCGACATGGCCCCTGAACAAGGAGTATAACCATGGCAGATTTCGATGTTGTGGCCGATACA